GGATTGAACTTGCGACCCCTGCGATGTCAACACAGTGCTCTACCACTGAGCTACACGCCCATCCCTTGGGGTGACGGCCCCCTAATATCCCCGGCCACGCTTGGCAAGCCCTTCGCGGCGCATGACGTCGTTATTGTTGGCTCGACCGGTCGGCGCGCCCGAACAGATTGTCGACTTCGCGGACCAGATCTTTCAGGTGGAACGGCTTGGACAGCAGCTTTGCCTGCGGCACATTCTCTTCGGCGCGCAACGACACGGCGGCGAAACCGGTGATGAACATCACCTGCGTCTGCGGCGCGACCTTGGCGGTATGCTGTGCCAGTTCGATGCCGTCCATTTCGGGCATGACGATGTCCGACAGCAGCAGGTCAAAGGTTCCCGAATCGATATAGGGGACCGCCGCGGTGCCGCGATCGACCGCGGTGACATGATAACCGGCACTGGTCAGCGCGCGCGCCAGATATTCACGCATCACGTCATCATCTTCGGCCAGAAGAATGCGAATCATATTGAAATCAATCCCCTGATCCCTCGACGCGGCCGTTCCGGTCGGTGGCATGCTTAATGCGAAATCCGCCATAGCGTCAGAGATTTAACAAATTGACTTGGCAGTGCTGGATTCACCGCGGTTTTTTTGCCACCCATGATCCATGCGATCCCGCACCATCCCGCCCGCCGCCATCGCTGTCAACCGGCCTGCGGCGATCAGTCCGGTGGTCGTATCGGTGCCGCACGCGGGAAGGCTGTATCCGCCCGAGATTTTGGCAGCGGCCCGGGTCGGGCGGGAGGAGCTCGAGCGACTCGAGGACAGCTGGTGCGATTTGATCGCAGCGGGCGCAGTGGGCGCCGGGGCAACCGTCGTGCAGGGCCTGTGGGCCCGCGCGGTCGCGGACTGCAATCGCGGTGAGGGGCAGATGGCGCCGGGCGAGGTCGCGATGCCGCTGCGCACGCAATTTTCGGCACCGGGGCGCAAGGAGCGCGCCGGACTGGGCGTGGTCCCCACGCGGCTGGCGGATTGCGGGCCGCTATGGAAACGACCGATCGACCAGGCCGCGCTGCAATGGCGGCTTGAATCCTTTCACCGGCCTTATCATGCGGCATTGGCCGACGCCCTGGCGGCGGCGCGCGACCGGTTCGGTTACGCGATCCTGCTCGATCTCCATTCGATGCCGTCGATCCCGGTTGGGCAGTCCGGTCATGGCGCGCGGATCGTCATCGGCGATCATTTCGGCGTGACGTCGGGCGAGTGGATGGTCGATCTCGTGCTGGCCGCGGCGAACCGCTTGCACGAGCCGGTCTCGCGCAACCAGCCCTATGCCGGTGGCCATATCATCCGCGCCCACGGCAATCCGGGGCAAGCGGTTCATGCCGTGCAAATCGAGATCGACCGGCGCCTCTATCTGACCGCCGAGCGTCTGCCCGATTCTCATCGCATTGCCGTCATGTCACGGTGGTTTGCCGATCTGGTCAGCGAGGCCGCCCGAGCGCGCCCGGCTCCTGAAATCATGGTTCAGGCTGCCGAATAAAAAACCACCCCGTACCGAAGTACGAGGTGGCCAGGGTCCAGGGAGGACGCGCCCGCGTCAAGGTGACGGGGCACTCACCGCGATGGAAAGGGGGAAAACCATGGCGGCGTAGAACAAATCTAGGATGTTGTTCGCCGACTTACAAGAAGCGACGGTGCAGAATCTGCAATATGCAGGAAATTGGTCGGGGAGAGAGGATTCGAACCTCCGGCCCCTGCCTCCCGAAAACCCCGGTCGGTGGCTTTTCCGCCGTTTTTTCCCGCGCGTTCCGGCTTTGTTGCCGTGAACATGTCGTGAATTGACGGACGTAGCACGGACATAACTCGGACGTTCATGCCATTCTCCTATCTGCCGCGTTGCGGGCTTCTTCCATAAAATCGGGGTGGTGGTGCGCGTAGAGCTGAGTCGTGCGCGCATCCGAATGGCCCAGCCATCCACCTATCTTGTCGAGCGGGACGCCTCGCTGAGCCATCCAGGTGCCGCACGTATGGCGCAGGGTATGGGGCGTCACATCGTTTAGGCCAGCGTCCGCGCACGCGCTGTTGAATGCTCGTTTCATGCTATCCAGGCGCACGCCATCGCGGTGTATGACGTGGCCAAGGTCGGTCCCGCGCCGCCGCGCCAGCTTTAGGAACGTCAAGAGACGCTTGGGGATCGGCAGGTGCGCGCGGCCCTTGCTGGTGCGCTTTCGCCCAGCTTCGTTGAAGTTGATCCGCTCGGCCACGAGGTCAATCTGAGGCCAGCGAAGCGACAGAATCGCCCCCTTGCGCGCGCCAGTATAGAGCGCAATCAGGACGAACAGGGGCAAGTAGGGGCGGGTGCTCGCATGGCCGTTGCGTGCCGCGTTGAGCAGCGCCGCAGCCTCGCCACGCCGCAACCAGCGGTCCTTGCCGTCCGGCTTGGGTGGAAGGTGGACAGTCGGCACATAGGTAAGCTGGCCTTCGTCCTTTGCGTAGTTGAGCGCCGCCCTCAGGGTCGCCAGCTCGCGCCGGATCGTGCCGGGGGCTTTACCTCGCTCGCGAACGTAGGCGCGGCAGGTTTCGCGGGTTATGTCGCCAGCCATGCGCTCGCCCCAAAACGGCACCAGCGCGGCAATAGCGTAGCCAATCCGTTGCGGGTCGGCCGCCTGGGGCGCGTGCTCGGTGCCGTAGAGGGTGAGGGCGTCCGCTATGGGAAACGCCCCCGGATCACGCGGCCCTCGTGGTCGATCGGCGCGTTTCCGCTCTTGGATAAACAGGGCGAGGGCGTCTTGAGCTTCTGAGCTATCGCCAGTGCCTGTGCTGAGCTGCCGCGTGCGTCCGGCTTCGCTCCATTGGATATACCAGCGCCCCCGGCTTTTGACGTAATTGAGATACGGTCCTCGATTGGGGCGCGGCATTTTACTTCCTTCCGGCTTTGAATGAATGCCTCAACGTCGCTCTTGTCGAACAGATAACACTTGCCCAGGCGAACAGCAGGCAGGCCATCGGCACGCATCGTGCGGACAGTCCGCGCCGATGGAATGCCGAATGTCTCCGCCACCTGTTCCGCAGTGAGCAAGCGTCCCGTCATACCTCTTCCGCCTTCGAAGCGGGTCGAGCATTCCAGCCCTCGATCTGGCGCACCTCATCCGCGTCTAGCACGTTCGTTTCGATCGCGATTTTATGCGCTGCCCAGCGGGTTTCGGGATCGCCGCGCAGGAAGCCCGACAGGTCAAACTCCAGCTCATAGGGACCGTTGACCGGAAACACCGACCGGGCAAACTCCGCCTCGATCTTGCGCGCCCATGGGGCAAGGCAGAAGGTTGCAAACCACCGGCCCGCCGTCTCGCTATTCGTGAAGGTGTTGTGCGTGTAATCGCCAATGATCGGGGGCGGAACCGCAAACAGCCGTGCGATTTCCTCGACGCCAAAACGCCGCGTTTCGAGCAGCTCGGCATCCTCGGGGCTGATCTGCGAAGCTCTCCAGGTCATGCCGCCGTCCAGGATTAGCGTCTTGCCTGCATTGCCCGCGCCGCCGTGGCGTGACTGGAAACTATCGCGCAGCGTTTCTCGCTGTTCGGATTTCAATGTGCCCGGCACCTCCACAATGCCGCTGGGGCTTGCGCCTTGTTGTAGGAAGGCCGTGGCATGGGTGTTGGCCGCCGACACGCCCGCGACTGTCTCAGCGGCCCGGCTCAGGCGCGAACGGCCTATCTTGCCATCGTCGGTGCGGTCGCGAAGGTGTAGCACCTCCCCCTCCAGATAGCGGCGGCTGTTGCCGCGCGCGTCCGACACGTCAAAGGCGAGGCGTCCGCTGGAAAGCTCGGCAACCGTCACCATACCCCAAGGGATATAGCGAAGGCCGGAAAGCTGGCTGTTACCGCTGCGATCGACCACGGCAAGGCCGTTGCCGGTCAACAATGTGCTGGCAATCCAGTGCTCCAGAAAATCTGGCCACGTCATTTGCGGATTGGCGCCGCCGCGAACAATCTTGCCCAGCGGGTGCGTCGTTACCTCGATCCGGTTGCCATCGGCATCGCGGCGGTAAATCAGCGCAGGGACATAGGCCAGTGCGGTCGCGATTGCGCTGGTGCAGGCCAGCACGGTCGAGAGGTTTTCGGCCGCGCGCGCCGACACGCCAGCCATATACCCGATGCCGGGGGCGAGTGCTGACCAGCTCGGATCTTCGCCCGCGCGTTTCTCATAGCCCATGCGGGCCGCAATGCGCTCGATCATGCCCATATCGAAGCCTCCGCAATGGCGAGGCGGCGCCGCCGCACAATGTCGCGGGGGGTCGGCAAAGCCAGCCACGCATCGCGGGAGGACCGCAGCGCAACTTCCGTATCGGGATAAGCGGGCCAGGCCTGCACGATCGAAACCTCGCGCAAGTCAATCTGGTGCAGCGTGCGTTTTTCGCCCTGCCAGCTTTCGCCGCCTTTCGGCACCTTGAAACCGAAGCTCATACCGCCAAGGTCGCCGCGCTCTGCTAGCGCCTGCACGTCGCGCCCCGCCATCGTGTCGGGAAGGTCGAGAGAGAACGCCAAGCCGCGGCTATCCTCGCTCAGCCGCAGCGTGCCCGATCGGGTCCGGCCCAGCACCTTGCCGGCGTCGTGGTCGAGCAAGGCGAGCACGTCGCCGCCCAATGTTGAACGGAAGGCGCCGGGGGCGATCGTCTCGACGAAACCGCCCAGGCGCGCCTCGCTCCCAAAGGTGGCGGCATATCCCTCGATACGCCGCCCCTGAGCGCGAACCTCAATGAAGCTGCGATGCTCCATATCGCCCCCGGCCGCCATTAGACTACTGCCTCAGGCATCGCGAGGATCGCGGTCGTCACGTCCTCGATCGAAACGAAAGCCTTGGGGTGGCGCACCGCGCAATCGACCGTCGCCATCGCGCGGATCGAGACGTTGCCTTTGCTGTAGGCGGTCGATTCAAACGGATTGACCAGAATGTCGATTTCCGACCAAACCCCGATCAGCAGCTCCGACCAGTCGCCGTAGATCATACCGTGCTCGGTTCCCGGCGAGCCTGCCAGCGTCTTTGGCACCTGGTTGCTGAACGTGGTTGCGACGCCGTGAAATACCTTGTCGACGCCCAGCGGCTGACCGTTCAGGTCAAGCGCAAGAGCGGCGATTTTCCGCATTTCCGGCGTGGTCAGCAGCGCGCGGCTTGCGCCGACATTTTCGGTGTCCGCTTTCGCCACCGCGTCCGCCACCGCTTCGAAAATGGAGCCGGGCGACGTGACTGTCTGAATGCCGACCGTTTCCAGCACGCCGTCAGGTTCGTTGGCGCCACCGCCGCGGATTGCCGCGCGGTCGATCGTCAGGGCAATGTTGCGTGCGAGCATCTGGCGCAGCAGGGTTTCAACGTCCGGCGATGCCTGGAGCAGCATGTTGCGCGACCATTCGCTGAGCGCGCCCGCATGTTTCGGGCTGAGCGTGATGCTGTCAAAGTTGGCATCGTCGCTCGACAGCGCCGCATTCTCGGCAACCCAACCGATTGCGGGGCTGTCCGTCTCGCGAGGGATGCTCAGGTTGCCGGTGAGGCCCGACAGGACGCGGGCGCCAAGGCCGCGAACGACGCTCGCCGCTGTCAGCGCCGAAATATATTGGTCGGGACGGTGCTCGGTCGGGACCAATTCGGAGCCGGTCGAAGTCGTCAGCACGCGGGTTTCGAAAACCTCGGTCGGAATATAGATGCCCTCGGCAGGCTTGCCAGCGCGCTTCGCAAGTTCCGTCTGCACCTCGCGCTCGAAACCCCAATCGACGCCCAGCCCGGCCGCACCGGCAAGGGCGCGGGTCAGGCTGAAACGCGACCGGATTTCCCGGTCGAGCTTGCCGTCGCCATTGATCGGCGTTCCCGGCTCAGCACGATCGGCCGCGTCGATCTTGCGCTGGCGATCCAGCTTGCCGTCGAGATTCCGCAGCTCGGTTTCCGCGGTTTCAAAGGCGGCGTTGTCGTCCGCCTTGTGAGCGTCATTCATGCGAGCGACGATCGCCGCCCGCTGTTCGATCAAGTCACTCGTTTTCATTGGGTAGTCCTTCATTCTGGCCGGGGACCGAAGCCCCCGGCGCGGTGAAATCCGACGCTTCACAGCGTGGGCATATCGCCCCCATGCGGGGGAACGATTCGAGAGCCTTGAACCGTCTGGGTTCAAAGTAATAAGGCGAGTTTGTTACCGCGGCTGGCGCGACCTTCGCAGCGGGGAGCGACAAGCTCATCATTTCGGATCGCTCGGAATGCCCTTTAGGGTGGTTAGCAAGTCTTGAAGCGCGGCAACCGTGTCAGGATTGTCCCAGACATCATCGTCGCTGGCGTCGCTGCCTTCTGCCGCGCGTTCGAAGGCGGTTCGCAGCGTGTGTTCGGGCTTCAAAACGATTGCAGCCTCGGGCGCGTCGTCGGGGAAGGGCTGCCACATATCCCAAATGCGAATGTTCCACTGATCGTCTGCCGCGGGATAGATAAGAACGGCGCGGTTGACCCAAAACATAGAAAAGCCGATCGCATCGTTGAGGTAGGTATCGCGCTCCAACCAATCCACGCCCTGCAATTCGATCAGGATCGTCCGGGCCATGCGGCTCGCGGTTTCGACGCGAATGCCAAAATCGACAAGGCGACGAACCAGCGCGAGCACGGCGACATCGCCCTTGCTAAATTGCTGCCACGTTCCGTCCGAACGCTCGCTGATGATTTCGACTTGCTCGCGCTGGAGCCAATTACGCAGCGCCTTGGGGCTGGTGTCGATCGCATAAACGACATCCGAAAACCGCAATTTTCGCTCTAGAAGGGGCGCCATGTAAAGATACTCCGCTGGGTCCGTTTGTTGGAATATGCCCAGCGGAGCACATTTGCAAGAAAAAAGTGCTCAGTTGAGCAATTCCATCGCCCCCCGGGGGCATTTGCTCAATAACCGTCTTCCTGCTCGCGATCGTCGTCATTATCGCAAGGCTGGTCGTCCACGGCATAGTCAGGATCGGTCACGATGCAGCCGGGGCCATTCGCATATGCAAGTGCGTCCACCGTTAGACCCTCATCCTCGGCGTCGGTCGCATCCTCAATGTCGGGGTCGCCATCCATCGCATCGGCAAGGTCTAGCGCCACCTCAATGAACCCGTGAAGCTGATCGCGACCAAACTTCGATAGGATGCGAGCGACGGCGGGCATGGGTGGAAATTGATTCGGCAGGGTGACGGCGGAAAGACTCCGCCCTATGGTATTTGTAGCCATGATGATCTCCTATAGCGATCGTTGCGGTTAGAGCTGGCGTAAGGGGCCTAATCCTTACGTCGGCTCGACCGTCACTAACGGCTTGCATTTTGAATGTCAAATCGTTACTAACGCCTATGGCTATGTCACCATCTGAGCGCCAAGCGCGCTATCGCGAACGCAAAGCAGCGGAATCGAAGCTCGAACCTTATGAGATAGAGGTTCTTCGAAACCAGATTGCAGCGTTAGAAAAAGCTGTAAACGAAGTGCGCGGGCATGTTGGGCTTTCGAAAGTTCAACTGCCTAAATCAGCATACAATCCCCATAGGCAAACCCCAGGAGAGTGAAATGAGCGAATTTGCAGTCGGTGACTCAGTAGAGTTGAAATCTTCCGGACCGGTGATGACCGTAGTCGCTGGACCTGAGGGTGAGGCGAAGCATTATTGGTGCACTTGGTTTGCAGGTAAAAAGAGTGAAAGGGCACGATTCCCGGCCGCGGCATTACAAAAGGCAGTCGAGAGCGAATGACCCCGCTAGATGCGGCAACGTGGATGCTTGCTACTGTCAAGTCGCAGGGTGAGCTATACCAAGAAGCAGTCGCCAATGAGTTAATTGGTCACGGAGATGAAGCGCTGGCCTATTATGATGATAGCGGCAATGTTTGCGTCGGTAAAAAGGTTCTGAGCGAATTCAAAAAGATTAGCCCCGATATTGTGTGGAGCAAATCGGGAAAATACTGGCGTCAGCGAGAATCGGATGACGAGCCGGGCCGAATGCAGGCTTAAACCCACATAGGTCCGGCCCCGCGATAGACGGCCTCCCCCTCGTCTGTCGCGGCAAGGCCGCACGCCATGATTGCCGACACGATGCCGTCGATCCGGTCCAGGCTCTTATTCTTGGCGGGCTTTCGGTTCGCCGCGGCGTCGGCTTCGACAATCACATTGCCCGCCTGCCATCGCAGCAGCGGATTGTTGTTGTGCTGGATCTTACGGCTCAGCAGCGCGCGCTCGAACGCATCGACGGCGGCGGCATAGCTTTTGAAGCCAGGCACAAATTCGCGCATCGGTAGCTCTATCCCTTCATCGCTGAGCAGCTTGTTGAGCCGTGCGATCTGCCAGCGGTCGAAGGCGATGCCTTGCACGTCATACCGGCTGCGAATGTCGGCAAGCTGGAGAGCAATGGCGAGGTCGTCGCGCGCATTGCCGACCGTCACCTCGGCCCAGCCATCGGCGGCCCAGCGATCATATGGCACGCGGTCGCGCTCGACTCGCGCGGCGATCGTGTCTTTCGGCAGCCAATGCCAGGCGAGCAGCTTGCCGTGGTCGGGGAAATAGAGCGCCAGTGCGGTGAGGTCGCGGGTGCTCGAAAGGTCAAGCCCGCCATAGCAGCGCGCACCTTCCAGCTCGATCGGGTCGAAAGGATCGCCATTGGCATCCCAATCGGCCTGCTCAATGAATCGCCCCTCAGCGGCAATTCGCTGATTGAGATTTAGCAGGCGAAAAGCCGGGGCGAATGAAGGCGAGCGCATTGCCATTGCCGCAGCGTCGGCAAATTCATCCTCGTTCAAAAACGCACCCAGCGCCGGGTTTGCCGCCTTCCACGCTTCGCGATCGTCCAAAGCGCAATCATCGGGCGCGGCGTGGAGCTGCACGTAGGCGCTCGGCATCGGCTCAGCGTCCAGCATCTCGCTCCAGAAATGCAAATCATCTGCCGCCTGGGTGCTGATCGTGACGCCCAGCGCGTGCTTGCGCTTCGCCATGCCGGTGCGGAGATTGTCCCAAAGCTCGCGGCTGCGCCATTGCGCCACCTCGTCAGCAATCCAGAACGACGGCGCGAGGCCGTGCGCCTTTCGCGCGTCGGACGTGAGCGCCCGCCATATCGAGCCGGATTCGTGGTCGGTGATCTCCTTTGTCTGGTCGCGGATATTCACCCGGCCCGCCATCCACGGCGTTTCGTAAATATAGGCGCACGTCATGCGATAGAGCACGCCCGCCTGTTCCCGATCGAGCGCGGCGGCGTAGCATTCGCCATATGGCTCGATCATCGGCCCGAACAGGTGCGCCAGTCCCAAGCCAGCCAGCAATCCGCTCTTGCCGTTGCCGCGTGCGACGGACAGCCCGGCGAGCCGCACCCGCCGTTCGCCATCGGTTAAGGCATAGACGCCGCGCACGAAACGCTCCTGAAAATCGAGCACCTCCATTTTCTCGCCAGCGCGAAGGCCAGACACGATCGGCAACGTGCCCAGGAACGCGAGCACCTTGTCGGTATCCGGCATCCCGTCCTTTTCCCAAGGATGATTGGCAATCGCTGGAGCGCGAGCCGCAACGGCTTTGAGCTTGCCAGCACCCGGCCCCCTAGCGCCCATTTCGGATGTCCTTTGAAACTAACTGATTCTGTGTGTTCAACGGCGGTCTTACGGCGTCAGCCCTGAGCGATTTTTTCCACGGATGATCGGGATCGAGCGGGTTGCCGTTCGCATCGCAGCCGCGCCGGGGCTTGTTCGATCGCACCGCACCTGCCTCTGCACCCCGTGCCGTCTTGCGACTGTGGCAGGGGTGGCAGTAGCTGGCGAGGCCATCGTGACCGGGGAAGGCAGGCCCGCCCTCACTGATCGCGACAACGTGGTCCACAGTGTTTGCGACAACCAGGCGGGGCGAGCATCCGCGACACAATGGTTCAATGGCAAGGTGAGCGAGGCGCAGCCGCTTCCATGCGCCAGTGTTGTATGGCCAGTCAGCCATGCTCCGGCCCCATCAACGCGATGATATGCAGCGGCTCGACGCATTTGCTCAGTATCTTGCGCTGAGTGCGTGAGACGCCTTTGCCGATCATCATCACCTCGATCTCGCGCACCGTGAGGGGGCGGCTGATCGCGTCCAAGACAGCAATCGCTCCCTCGCGCTGTTCGTCCGTCATTGCTTCGACAATTGCTGTGAGGGTCATTGCGCGGTCCTTTCCAGTTCGCGAGCGAGGCGCTGCAAGGCGCGCTCTATCTCGCTCCGATTTTCGAAATAGCGTTCAGGGTTTCCCCAGTCCGGCCGCAAGCGCGCGAGGTCGCGTGCAAGTTGGCGAGCAGCATGGGAAGGTGTCATGCCCGCCCCCTTTCGAGGGGGGGCGGGCTGTCCTCGCAAATCGGCGCGGCGGCCCCATTGGCCGCGCCGGTTATATCTTTAGATATATGGGGGGTTGCCGCACGCAACTCGCCGCAAGTGTTTTCAATGACTTGGCTAGGGGGTGCCCGCAGGTCGCCGCAGGGGGTTGCCGCAGGGGGGTTCCCGCACTTTTCGACAGCTTTGATGCCCTGTTTCCAGTGCCGGTGCGTGTCCTGCCAAAGCGGGGCATCCAGCTCGATCTTACCCAGATGCAACAGGCGTTCGAAGGCCCGTTCATATGCCGCGCGACTGAGCCTTTTGCCCTCGGTCATCTTCGAAAAGACAGCCGGAGCATAGTTGACGCCGGGGTTATGAGACACGGCCCGTTTGCTCGCCGTCGCCGCTGCCAGGCACCGCATAAATGCTTCGTTCTCAGCGTTCGCTTTGATGACCTCACTAAGCTCAGCGCGGGTGTCGGGCGGTAAATCATCCTCGCGGACGAACGCCCATTTATGCCAGCGGAACGCGATGCTTTCGCCATTGCGCGCATAGTTGGCCTTGCCGCGCACAAGGGTGCGAGCGTCGGGATCGAGGGCATTGCCTTCGTCGTCTTTCGGCACCTCCATAAAGAGCCGCGAGCGCACTTGGTTTTCCCAGGCGGTCGAGCCGGAAAAGTCCTGCCCGGCCTTGTTCGGGTGGCCAAGGAACAGCACGCTTCCGTCAATCTCGGCGGCAAGGCTGTTGAGCATCCCGACGAACACCGCGACGTGATTGCGGAT